AGAGATTGAGATTAGGAATGCTACCTACGAGGTAATAGATAGCAAGGTGGTAACACTGTCAGTGCAAAACATAACACAGGACAGGAACGGAGTGGCTGCCAATGGGTTCTACTACTACACCACAGATGATGGTAACATAGTAAAGCTAAAGGATAATAGAACGTATATGTCATGGGAAGAGATTGAGGAGGTCGAGTTTAATAACATAAAACCAATGACAGATGTGAACTACAAAGAGGCTAACTTTGAAAGGCTTAGAGAGTTTGTTATATTAAAAATAACAGAGGAGTCTGGCAAGAACTTTGGTATCCTAATAGAGGATTGGGATATATAAATAATCATTATCTTTGTACAAAATTAAACTAAATTAAATGAAAACGATTACAGAACAAGAATTAGAAGACTTAAAGAAAGTAAGCTCAGAGTTTAACAAATTAAAGGGTCAGATTGCTGATGCTGAGATTGAGATTAAAAGAATAAATATCTATAAGGATGACGTGTTCTCCAAATTAGAGAGTGTGTCCGTAGATTTCAAAGAGCAAGAGAATAAACTTGTAGAGACATACGGAAAAGTAAATATAAACCTACAAACAGGAGAGATCACAGATGACAAAAATTAGCCTATATCCAGAGATATCAACACCAGATGTTAACGACTTATTGATCGGAACTGATGTTGAGAATAGTAATGCAACCAAGAACTTTACTATTGATAGTATACTAAGTTTGGGAGTAGAGACAAACGCTACTACAACTGCTCTGTCTCTATCTGCATTAAATATTGCGTATCCAGATGCTATTACTGGATTTAAGGTTCAGTGCATATCTATAACCGCTAGTAAGTTGATATACGAGAAGACTTCCGCAGGATGGGTGTCTTATTCAGTAACCTTAGTATCTTAGATGAACGATATTAGAAAGATATCCATAGGTGCCAACTATAAGAGTGATGCGATGCACTACATAGTTGGCCAGGAGGTTCTTGATAAGACCTACGTCATACACCTCATTCAGTACGACGACAACAAGGAGTCTATAAAGATATGGATTGAGAAGAATAACGAGGTCTTTTGCTGGAAGGAGTTCAACTCTAATATGCCAGTGTCACTTGAGTACAATATAAATTTCTGATGAGATCCCCAGACATGTTTATCGTCCGACCATTAGATGGTAGGCGGTATGATAATATAAAGGATATTGGTGGAGTTGACTTCATAACTAGTACCTCAAAGGAGGACCACACAGTGTCTAATAGGTTTGCAGAAGTAATAAGTCTACCTATAAACTATGACGGACCAGTAAGGGTTAAAGATATATTTCTAGTCCACCACAACGTGTTCAAGGTATACTACGACATGAAGGGTGTTGAAAAAAGTGGGGCCAGTTTCTTTAAGGACGACATGTTCTTTATAGATGACGAGCAGTACTTCATGTACAAGCAGGATGGCAAGTGGAATACGCACTCTAAGTACTGCTTTGTAAAGCCAGTACTAAAAAAGAACTCATTAATAGACAAGAACAGCAAGGAGGAGCCATTGATGGGTACTATACGCTATATAAATCAAAAGTTGCTAGACTACGGTCTAAGCATTGGAGATGAGATCTCGTTTGAGCCAGACAGCGAGTACCCATTCTATGTTGATGGAGAGAAGCTGTACAGGATGCTAACAAATAACATTACAATCAAATGGACCACGACGCAATAAAGCAGAAGATCATAGCAGCTGGATACAAGGCAGTTAACGAACTTATAAAGGTTGCAGAGGACGAGATTATAACAGGACTAGATACAGACCTGTCTGCAGATAAACTAAAGAATGCTGCAGCTACAAAACGCTTGGCTATAGAGGATGCCTTCCAGATACTAAATAGGATTGAACTAGAACAGGACAAGTTAAAAGAAGAGGTCACTATATCAGAACCTAAAATACAGGGCTTTGCAGAAAAAAGATCAAAATAACCTATACACAAGGATTAGCGACTTCCTTCCTGCTAATACCATACACATGAAGAACAAGGCCAAGTCTTGGGCCTATGGTTATGACGAGAAGCACGACCTGGTAGTTATATCTAAGGACGGAACCATTGGTGATATATACGAGATAAATGGTCTCAATATAGCACTACCATCCGTCCCAAAAGACGTGTATAAAAGGGACGAGAAGAAGGAGAACCAGTACTGGGAACCAGCAGACTATCCAAGGGAGCTATCAAATATAAAGTCTATATTCCAGTGGCACACAATGTCAAAGGAGTTCAAGGCAAAGTGGGTTGACTACATAGAGGGAGAGTTTGACCGTAGAGAGAACGGATTCTTCTTCAAGAACAACGGTATAGACACGTACATAACTGGATCTCAGTATATGTACCTGCAGTGGACAAAGATTGATGTTGGGCTTCCAGACTTCAGGGAGGCTAACAGGGTGTTCTTTATATTCTGGGAGGCATGCAAGGCTGACAACAGATGCTTTGGAATGACATACCTAAAGATTAGACGTTCTGGATTCTCGTTCATGGGATCAAGCGAGCTGGCCAACATAGGGACTCTTGCAAAGGACTCAAGACTTGGAATACTGTCCAAGACTGGTAACGATGCCAAGACGATGTTTACAGATAAGGTTGTGCCTATAGTAAACAACTACCCATTCTTCTTCAAGCCTATACAGGATGGTATGGACAAGCCTAAGACAGAGCTTGCGTTCAGGGTTCCAGCATCAAAGATCACCAAGAAGAACATGTACGAGGATGGTGATACTGAGATACAGGGTCTTGATACAACAATTGACTGGAAGAATACAGGAGATAACTCGTATGATGGTCAGAAGCTACAGCTACTGATACATGACGAATCGGGCAAATGGCTCGCACCAGATAATATTCTTAACAACTGGAGGGTTACCAAGACCTGTCTACGATTAGGTAGTAGGATTATTGGCAAGTGCCTTATGGGATCTACACCTAATGCGCTTGCAAAGGGAGGATCTAACTTCAAGAAGCTTTACGAGGACTCAAATATAAAGACAAGGAACAACAACGGACAGACTAAGTCTGGTATGTACTCACTGTATATACCGATGGAGTGGAACTTTGAGGGGTATATAGATATATACGGTATGCCAGTGTTCAGAGAGCCATCAAAGCCAGTTCAGAGTATAGACAAGTCTATGATAAGGACTGGTGCGGTTGATTACTGGGAGAACGAGGTCGAGTCTCTTAAGGGAGATGCTGATGCTTTAAATGAGTTCTATAGGCAGTTCTCCAGGACAGAGTCTCACGCGTTTAGGGATGAGAGTAAGTCATCTATATTCAACCTTACAAAGATATACCAGCAGATAGACTACAACGACTCTCTTATAAAGGACAGGGTTCTAACACGTGGATCATTCAGTTGGTATAACGGAGAGAAGGATACAAGGGTGGTATGGACTCCAGATACAAGGGGTAGATTCCTAGTGTCTTGGATACCAAGTGGTCAGCTTCAGAATAATGTAATCAGTAAGAACGGGATGAAGCACCCTGGTAACGATCATATTGGTGCGTTCGGATGTGACCCCTATGACATATCAGGAACTGTTGGTGGTGGTGGATCTAATGGATCTCTTCACGGCCTGACAAAGTTTAACATGGACGACGCCCCTAGCAACCACTTCTTTCTTGAGTACATAGCAAGACCACAGACGGCAGAGATATTCTTCGAGGAGGTACTTATGGCGTGTGTGTTCTACGGAATGCCAATACTTGTTGAGAATAATAAGCCAAGGCTACTGTACCACCTAAAGAATAGAGGATACAGAGGCTTCTCTATGAATAGGCCAGATAAGCACGTTACGAACCTATCTAAGACAGAGAAAGAGCTTGGTGGTATACCTAACTCGTCTGAGGATGTTAAGCAGTCTCACGCTGCTGCAATTGAGTCGTACATAGAGAAGTATGTAGGTCTTGATATGGAGGGCACGTACAGGGACTCTGATGAGATGGGAGATATGTACTTCACTAGGACGATAGAGGAGTGGGCAAAGTTTGATATAAATAACAGGACAAAGTTTGATGCTGCCATTAGCTCTGGACTAGCTATAATGGCTAACCAAAAGAATGTGTACCTTACGGCAAAAAAAGAATCGAAATTAAGCATTACCTTTGCGAAATATAATAATAACGGAAGATATAGTGAAATTATAAGATGAAGGAAGTAACTATTAAAATAAATCCTATGGGCTTTCCTGATCAGTTCGCATCAGATAAAGAGAAGGAGACATACGAGTATGGACTGCAAATAGGGCAATCTATTCAATACGAGTGGTTCAGAAAGGATAATCAGAACTCAAGATTTTATAATCAGTGGGGAGACTTCCATAGACTAAGGCTATACGCTAGGGGTGAACAGTCCGTAGCTAAGTACAAGAATGAGATGGCTGTTGACGGAGATCTTAGCCACCTTAACTTGGACTGGACTCCAGTGCCCATCATACCTAAGTTTGTTGATATTGTTGTCAATGGAATGAATGACAGGTTGTTCAAGGTTAAGGCATACGCACAGGACTCTATATCACTACAGAAGAAGACCAAGTATCAGGATATGATACAGGCAGACATGCTGTCTAAGGATATACTTACTGGTATTAAGGATAATCTAGGTGTCGACGCTTTCGATACAAATCCAGATGAGCTTCCAGAGAATGATGAGGAGCTAGCTCTTTATATGGAGCTTAAGTATAAGCCAGCCATAGAGATAGCAGAGGAGGAGGCTATAAATACAATACTAGATCAGAACAACTACAACGAGACAAGAAAGAGGATAGACTACGACATCGCTACTTTAGGAGTTGGTATTGCTAAGCATATGTTCCTTCCAGGGGCAGGTGTTAAGATTGAGTATGTAGATCCAGCAAATGTTGTACATAGTTATACAGAGGATCCTAACTTTAAGGACTGCTTCTACTGGGGAGAGATTAAGACAGTTCCTATAACTGAGCTTGTTAAGATAGATACTAGCCTTACAAATGAACAACTTGAAGAGATATCTAAGTACAGTCAGGCATGGTATAACTATAATAATTCATCACAGTTTTATAATAATAGCCTATTTAGCAACGACACTGCTACGCTGTTATACTTTAACTACAAGACTACCAAGAGAATAGTATATAAGAAGAAGAATCTGGATAACGGAAACTTTAAGATAATAGATAAGGAAGACACGTTCAACCCTCCACAGGAGATGATGGACGATGGAAACTTTGAGAAGATTGAGAAGACTATAGACGTGTGGTACGATGGCGTTATGGTGATGGGAACAAATATCATGCTTAAGTGGGAACTATCACGTAACATGGTAAGACCTAAGTCTGCATCTCAGTACGCAATACCAAACTACATAGCGGTTGCGCCAAGGATGTACAAGGGA